CCAGTTAAACATGTTCCTGCTTCGTATAAGTTCAATACAGTTACATACCAAGGTCGACTATTAGAAGGTGTTGATTTGAAAACAGTTACTGATTTTCTTAAAACAGATGTGTCACTCCACGTGGCTAATCAAACACGCTTTGTGAGCTTGGCGAACTCAATGCGTATAGATAAAATTTGCCTCGAATGCGGTTTTGACAAAGAAGACTGTCACTGCGATAACTTTTGCTACAATTGCATGACCCCTGCTAGTTACAATGATTTGGACCTCGAACCAATACCTATTGAAGAAGTTTTTCCCCCGTCAGAAGATATCAAGTCCCCATTGCTTCAAAGTATATGGCCGTATGCAGAACCACTCCCCTTCAGTTGGGGTGAAGGTTGGGGAGTAGGCATGCCTCTTTCAGATGATAGATATTTCGTTTTTAACGACAATAATTGGCAAATTTCAGATCCGGTGGGTTGGTATGGCACTGTCAACTTTGAAGGGTTAGTGATGCCTGCTATAAAAGGCCATGAGCATGATAAAGTGATGCAACGTTTAACAGAACTGCCATTATGTGATATGGACCTAGTTTTGCGAGCTATGGAGAAATTACAGATCATGACGCCCATGCAAATAATTCTGATTAGAGCAGCGAAGACCACCCCAGCAAGACCGACAGATCTGTTACCAAACTCTTTCATTAGTAGTCTCACAAGTGATGGTACGATGACGACACATGCATTTCTTGAGCCAAAAGTCCCAAGTTTCTTTGATTACATAAACAAGAAATATAAGAAAATGTGGCGAAGGAAACGCTTCTCAACGTACATGTACGGAGGTAAGAGCGAGTTTGAATATGAGTTGTCCTTGGTGTTTGGATACGACCCTGACAACAACAATGTTTACTACAGACTCTTTCGTGCAGTTATTTTACTTTTCCAAGCGATCAAAGCCACACGCATACTGCACCCGGCTGTCCATCTACCAGACATGGCAGATCAGAGCAATGTCGAATTCTGTGTGTCGGTCATGAACGAAGATGAATTTAAATCTGTTGCATATAGGACACAAATGAAGCGCTTTTGTAGGAGTGTTACAATCATCCTCTTTAGTGCAGCAATTGGTCCTTACGTAACAATCCCATATCTGGTTTATAAAGCTAGAGGTATGATCTACACAGCATGTAAGCGGGTTAATAAGGAGATTAAGCAAAGTTACCAACGTATGATAAGCTCACAACAGTATACCAATATTAGCACAACGAGAGTGGGTGCTAGTGTAGTTAGTGTATGCAACACTGTTCGTACAAAGTTTAAATCGACTGTTAATTTTGTAACTGGCAGCGAGATTGTCTCTAGAGTCATTCCACTATCATTCGCGTTAATAGCAGCAACATCAATTGTTACTTTTATTCCAGCTGTTCATTTGCTGGCCACCATATTTATGTTAGCAGTTTTACCTAGTGTCAAGATAACTATAATGACTGACGTTGGCTTACTAGCCTATGAATCGTCACGTATGTTCTACTTGATAACTAAAGCTGCAAAAGACATGATGGAGGAGGAAGTTAAAAAGATAATGAGACTACGAGCACAATTGATGGGTGTGCCGAGAACCACAATACGCACATTGCATGCTGCACGTATTACTCAAATAATTGCCACAGCTGATCCACAAGATACAACCCAACCACAGACGCACACATTGGAATATAATAGTGAAGTTCTCCAATCACAAACTAACATACACCAAGCCTTACATCCAACTCGTGAATTCTATGAAGACACAACAAAACATCATTCAAAGAAAGGACAATACATCATGACTGGTGATCAACTGGAAAACACAGTTGTTAGAAATACAGCTATGTTACAATACGAACATGACGGTTTTCTACACAGATTTGCTGGCTTATTTGTTTCAACTGGATTGTTGCTAATCCCACGTCACTGCTTCTTCAAGGATAGGAAAGTGCTTGAGTGCACAATTAGAAACCACCCAGATGGGACCCCTTATATGTTCACTACATACTTGCACACTGAAGATGCTAGGTTGGTTGGGCACGACGCTATATTGATACCTGTGACTAAAACAGCGCCTTTCAAAGATATCAGGCGATTATTCGCACCAAGTGGTGTCGAGTGGCCTGCAAAATTGTACAGAGCGCGCAAAACAGACAAAGGTTTCTCTGTTGTAGAGTCAGGAGTAGTGACAGACAGAGAAGTTGTGGCAAAGTGTTCTTCAAATGCCTGGACATTTCATGGTTCAGGTGCAACCTATACAGCGCCACCATCCGTATCCTTTAGTGGTTCACCTGTGTTTTCAACCACGCAACCAATGATTTATGGACTACACGTTGCACAATATGGCAATTTGAGTTTCGCTATCCGCGTTACACGTGAAGCACTCATACGTGAAGAGTTTACTAGTATACCAGCCCCACTGTCAATCTCAGAATATTTTCATGGTGAACCCTTGCAAGATAAAACTGTAACAAATAACTTCACAGGTAAGCAATATGAGCTATCGGTGTTAGGTTTCTTGCAAAGGCCCCATGAGCCCTCAGACGCGTGGTCTAAATCAGCAATATCTGATGAGTTAGAAGAAGCGGGTATTAAGCGCACACATATATCACCATATTGTGGGAATAAACAAATAGATGGGAAAATCGCACATATGGAATATGCAGCACGCAAAGTAGATGTTGTACTTGACCAATCCCTACTCAATGATGCAGCAAAAGCGTACTGGGCACCGTTCAAAACTACAGCCAAATTACAGAATATAAGACCTCTGAATATGGGTGAAGTGATAAATGGAACATCTCATTCTGCGTGGTGCGCTGGCGCCGATATGTCAACAGCAATGAACTACCCATTCAGTGGAACCAAATCTGAGTGGGCTGACCAAGTCGATGGAGTTTGGAAAATGCGCGGAGAGTTTTTCACAGCATACGATGAAGTTTGTCGACTACTGTTGAAAGGTGAGATACCCGTTTTAGTTGCTTACCTAAAGAACAAGATGGAACAAAGGTTAGAGCAGCAACCAGGCAAAGCAAAAACTCCCCGGCAGTATTGTGCAGTACCTTTCCTGCTAAATGTTCTCATAAATAAGTATTTTGATCCGGTTTGGTCGTTGGTGTTTGATAATCCAATATTAGGAGAAGCATTAGTAGGAATAGACCCACATGATGTGCGACAAGTGATCAGAGTTATTGAAGCACTAGAAAATTGTGATATCAATAGTATAGACTACAGCAAATTTGACGCAACAGCAAATTCACAGGCAGTACAAGCATATCTAATGGAGATGATCGAAGTGGCAGCAGAAGGAAACTACACTGAAACTGACTTTAAGATGATGCGTGCTATCGTACGTTTGATAATCACGCCTTTCATAAATATAGACGGAGCTTTAACAGTGCTG